CAGGAAATCAGGGAGTCGATGATTCGGGCCGTGGTAACGGCACAATCGGAGTCGGAACTGCGCCAAGTGCAGGGGAAGCTGGCTTTAGTGGAAATGCTCCTCAAGTTGAAGAGTAATTACGAGGCGGTAGTTAAGAATGGCTGACAGAATTAACATCGGATTAGGACCAAGACTCGGCACAGCACCTACAGATACGGGTGGGTTTGAGTTTGTCAAACAGACAGCTTTAACCGAGGCTGAGTATGGTTCTCGTCGTGTTAATTTCTACAATGAGTTTCTTGGGTTGCCGGGCCTCGCAGAGGAGTCCGGTATTGACGTCAGTGCGCCAGAGGTTGGGGCGGAGATTACGCCTTTCCAACCACAGCAGCAGGATACTGATGATGAAGATGGCCCACCACCGTTCTTAGAAGGTACTCTCATACAGGGTACGGGCGAATCTCGTGAAGTTAAGTTTACGGGGGATGTTCTTGCTGCAGGTATGACGGAGTACAACTCCTACTCTGATTATCTAAAAGATGTAGGTAAGATGGACCGCGTCAACCTTGTTAGCGGCATCTACGAACCTGCTGTTAAAGGTAACTTTCAAGATATGGACTTCGGTGTCATAGGGCAGGAAGTACAGGAAGTTCCGGGCGAGGTGAAGAAGGGTGTTAAGGAAATAACCGAAAAGGGTATCTCGGCTGAAAAGGTGATGCAATCTGGCTTATCGACCTTCGGCGGTCTTCCGGGAGCCATGATTGCTGGCTTTATCGGGGGTGAGACAGTTAAGAACGCCTTTGGCAACAACTCTATGCGCGGCTCCGGGGTCTTCGGTGTTATGTCAGACCTTGTACACGCCGGTCAGTATCAAGACATGGCGGAGATTAGGGCGGCAGAAAACGCCGCACGAACCGATATTGATTTTGCTGCAGCGCGTCCCGACACTGGCTTTGCCATGCAGATAGGCTCCGTAATGGGCCTAACCCGCGCACCGGGGGCTGGAGCGTACCGTGGAAATATGCAGGGTATGTCTTTTCAACAGGTAAAAGACCTTGAAGCGATATCTAAAGGGTATCTTCCCCAGACATATATGTTCGATACGTCTAAGAAAGAAAACATTTTCGGTGGTAAGGCTAACGTGACGATTGCAGAGTCTGGCGGCGAGACTGTATCCACAAACATCATGGATGGTTTCTACACAGCAGAGGGCAGGTTCTATACTCCCGGTTTTGGTTACTCTGCGGTCGGCACTAAGTCTGCTATGGACAAGTTCGCGGCTACAAACGCTGGTAAGTACGGAATTAGTAAAGAGGCTGCTGAGAAAGCAATCTTTGACGCTCGTAACGGCATTGGTACGGTTGCTCAAAACCTCAAAGACGCACAAGCGGCTGCTCTTGCTGAGTCTAAACAGCAGAGAGAAGCAGAAGCTGCTGCCAAAGCCGCTGCTGAAGCTGCTGCCAAAGCCGCTGCACAGACGAGCGGCGATGGTGGCGGCGATGACGACGGTGGCTATGCTTCACTAGCCTATTCGGGTACAGGGCAGGATAGTAGTTCCTCTTCTGCTGCATCTTACTCAGGACGTGGCATAGGCGGTGAGTTTGGTATGGCAGCAGGTGGTCGTGTTGGTATGGCTGCGGGTGGCCCGATGGCTGCAGGTATGGCATCAGGGTTTGTTGACCGTCCTCCTAGCCAAGTATCTGAGCAACAGACCGTTGCAGACAACGTAGAGACACAACTACCAGAAGGCGCGTTCGTTATCAATGCAGCCGCAGTTGAGTTCGCAGGAGAGCAGGATATCCAGAAAATGCTGGTGGATGCACAGAAAGAAGCGGTCAGACGTGGAATTGTACTTGACAAACCAGATAATTCTGCTAAACTTATAGATGTAGCCATCTCTCGTGGTGAAGTAACGGTTGCACCGTACCTCGCTAAAATCATCGGCTACGACAGACTCAACAAAATCAATAATCGTGGTAAGCCCGAGGTTGCGGAGCGTCAGCAAGAAGCAGCACAAGGCGGGATGCTTGATAGGCCGGGGTACGCATCCGGAGACATGGTAACAGTATACCGCGGTGAGCCTATCGATGCAGATAAAGCAGAGTCCACAATCAGATACGGCTACGACGACAAGAATATAGGCAAGTTTCACACCCCCTCTGTACAGAAGGCACGTAGATACGCTGTGCATGGCGGCCCGGGCAATCAACAGATTCTCAGCCGAAAGGTGACAATAGACGAATTGTTCGAGGGTGTTGAAGAGGCATGGAAAGTAAATGCTTCTAAAGAAAACGAATACTTTACAAAGATGCCTAAAAAAGAATTGGATAAGAACGTACGTTTTATACGTGACATGAAGAAGGCTTATCAAACAGGCGAACGCTCTTTGGAAAGCATGGTGATGTTTTTACAAGAGCAGGTCTTTCACGACGATAAGTCAAAAGTGAATTTTATTGAAACATTCAAGAACGACCCTAAGTCTGCAGGTAAACTAGCAGGTAGAGCAATCTCTAAAGTAGCTACAAAAGCAACACCTCCGTTAGCAATACTAGAGATGATAGGCACAGTGTTTGCCCCTAAAACAATGGGTGATGCAACACTGCAAGGCAACGAATCGTTCTTAGATACAAATTTGTCAGCTACCCGCTAACCGAGCGGCCCTGACGTAACCGAAGCGGCTACCTACAAGCCAAGTAGCCCCGCACATGAGGTAAATAAAATGGCAAAAGTAAAAGGCGCAAGAGCCAATAAACCAAACGACTCTTTCGGAGTTACTAACAACAACGAACTGTATCGTGGAAAGTATCGCGACGAAGTCTACAAGGATGACGAAGAAGAGCAAGTAGAAGCATCCGAAGACGACACTGACCCCGCCCCACAAGAAGCGGCTACTCAGGAAGGTGATAGTTTCGTTCCGCAAAAGGAAACTAAGGACGCGGAACACGATTACAAAAAACGATATGACGACTTAAAGAAGCACTACGATAGCAAGGTAAACGAGTTCAAAGAAGAAATCGCGAATCTTCGGGAAACCATGAATACCCGTGCTGTTGAAATGCCGAGGGGTGTTACGCCGCCACGAACTCAAGAAGAATTAGACGAGTTCAAGGAAAAGTACCCGGACGTATTTGACGTGGTTCAAACTGTTGCATCTATGCAGACAGAGTCGCAAGTATCGAAACTTCGTGACGAGATTGGTACAATCAAAGAACGGGAGAAGAACCTAGAAAAGGAGAAAGCCTACGAGGAACTCCTGCGGTTACACCCAGACTTTGATGAACTCAAGACAACAGACCAGTTCTTGAGTTGGCTCGAAGAGCAGCCAGCAACATTAGCAGACGGTATTTACAAAAACAGTACCGATGCAAGATGGGCGGCTCGTGTCGTCGACCTTTATAAGGCCGATGCCGGTCTTACAAAGACAAAGAAGTCCAAGCGTCAGGAAAGTGCAGCGGATGCTGTTACCAAGACTGCCGCTAGAGAAGTAGCCACTGACTCCAATGCGGGTAAGAAGGTCTTCAAGGCTTCGCAAATCGCCAAGATGAAACCGTGGGAGTTTGAAAAGCTGGAAAGCGAAATTGACTCAGCACGGGCTGAAGGGCGAATCGATTACAACTCTTAATCCTCAAAGGAAGGGATTGAACTATGGCTTTTAATAGCGCATCAGGTTACAATAACCTGCCGTCTGGGAATTTCACACCTGAAATTTTCAGTCAAAAAGTTCTCAAATTCTTCCGTCGTGCATCGGTTGCAGAAGACATCACAAACACCGATTACGCTGGCGAAATTGAAAACTTCGGTGATACAGTACGTATCATTAAGGAACCAACAATCACCGTGTCTGCCTACTCACGCGGTTCAGTGGTAAACCCACAGGACCTTGCTGATGACCAGATTACTATGGTTGTTGACCAAGCTAACGCATTTGCGTTCAAGATTGACGACATCGAAGAGCGTCAGTCACACGTTAACTTCGAAGCCCTTGCTACTTCATCTGGTGCATACTCGCTGAAGCGCAAGTACGACGGTAACGTCCTGACAGCAATGTTCGACGGTGCAGGTCTCTCATCTGAGACATCCGCTCCAACCGAAACAGTGTCTGGTCTGGGTACACTGGGTACACCTTTGTCTTCACAGACTGGTGACAACCTTGTGAACGTCATGCTGAAGATGGCTCGTGCATTGGACGACCAGTCAGTTCCTGAAGAGAACCGTTGGTTCGTAGCTGCTCCGGCTTTCTACGAAACACTGTTCGGCGCAGGTGCAAAGTTTGCAGAAGTACAGGTAACAGGTGATGATACCTCAACTCTGCGTAACGGTCTGGTAATGGCTGGCAACATTGCTGGCTTCAACTGTTACAAGTCAACAGCAATGAACGCTGCTGGCACAGACACAGTAGACGTAACTGGCTTGGGTGCGGGTGAGTTCCCAATCTTGGCTGGTCATATGTCATCAACTGCAACTGCCTCGCACATTGCGAAGACTGAAGTTGTACGTTCAACCGAAACATTTAGCGACATCGTTCGCGGTCTTCATGTGTTTGGTCGTAAGGTCATGCGTCCTGAAGCCCTCGTACGTGGCGTTATCTCACTGTAAGGAGACTAGAAAATGGCTACTTATGCAGTTACTGATAACGGTGTAGCGGTTGCGACTGGTGCAAAACCCTACCTGCAAGAGGTTGTGCTGGACTTCTCCACCACTAACCTCGCTACTGGCGAAGACATCGACGCTCTTCAGATTCCGGCTAACACGCTGGTTCTGTGCGTCGGTATCGAACTTGTAACCGCAAGTTCCAACGCTGGTACCATTGACGTTGGCGACGGCACTGCTGCTGATACGTGGGTCACTGACCTCGACGCAGACGGCGCAGTTGGTATTCAGGAGACTGGTTCTGCTGCTAAGTTCTACTTGGCTGCTGACACCATCGACGTGAAGGCCATCGCTGCAGACATGGA